ACCTTCGGCTTTAATAAATTGTCTATTTCCTTATCTGTCTTTCCGTATAATTTAACTATGGAACGAATTTCTCCAACGTTAGTAGACTCCAATATCTCTATATATTCAGTAGCTTCCTTTTCACTCGCACAGAAGTGCTGTGACAGTAATTCGACTAACTCTGGGCTATATTTATCAGCCTTCTTACCTTTAATGTACTTATTGAATTGTCTTTGTTTAGGAAGAAACTCATAATACAATTTATAGGTTTCTGCAGGCGATAATTGACCTATTGTATATCTCTGTAATTCATTAACTACTTCGATAAAATCCATATTCATTGACAACCATCTATTAATAATAAATGGAGTAAATGACTTTTGATCAGCACTGCTAATAGAATTCCAGGGCTTCTTCTTATCTGTTAAGTTTGACATATGGTCAAAGATAGAAGCTGCCCCAGTTCCTGTTGATTTCGGTTTAGACACTTAAATCAAATTCTTTATTAACATTGCCACAGGCAGTGCACATATAAACTTCTACAGGAAGAATTCCATCTTGAGGTTGACCCGTCATTAGCTTTGAAACTTTTCTAAATTTCATTGCTTTCATGAACATATCATTTTCACATTCTTCGTTATCACATACAATTGGAGTTGTCTTTGTGATATCTATTTTAGGGCCTTGAGCCCCTACTGGTTGTTTTTGCATTGTATAATCGTTTATTTTTTGTTTGCTTTGAATATACCTTTTTGTATTTTATTATTAATATCAATTTGTCTTTGAATATCTGCCTTCGCAATGTTTGCCATTTCAATTTGAGCTTCTCCTGATACTCTAGATAAGCATATTCCATCCCATGCTTCGGAAACAGCTTTTTTTAATTTTACTGGCTCTGAATCTAAAACTGTTTCTTTAGTTACATTAAATTTGGAATAATCTCTTAAAGTCGGATCTGCTTGATAGGTCATTAGTTCTTGCAAACGCTCTGGACTTTCTAATATATAATTTACATTGACTCCTTCCTCAGGTGTGTATATAGGCTCATGAGTTACTGCCTTCTCTTGTTTTTTACTAAATAATTCAGTAAAAAATTTAATTAATCGTTTCATAATATTATCTATTTTGTTCTAATATAGCATGCTCTCTCCAAGCTTGAGCTACTACTACTAAATCATTATTAGCATTTGTTAATCTATGATTTACATCTTCAAGCTCTTTTACTCTTCTAGATAGTTCCTCATTTTCTTTTTGCAAAAATTCTGTTTTAGAATTTACAAAGTTAGGCATGATCTCAGCCATTCGCTTTAAAAATAAATCTGCTGCCTCTGATGGTATATAACCTTTTCCAATTTGAATTTCACCTTCTCTGGTAATTTCAAAAATCACCTCCGTGTCAGGATTCTTGAATGTTAAAATAGAAGTATTATCAAAATGAGATATTTTAGTACTAGGACTGTCAATCTTCATATTCTTCCAAGGCTCAGGAAAATTCATTCTAGACATTTTAGTAAATTTCGTTAAGAATTTTTACAAACATAGCACATACATTTATTTCTTTATCAACTGCAAAAGCATCTTGATATTGAGCTTCTGCAATGATAAGAATAATAGATGCGATGTGACCTGTAGCAAAAGAATCTAAATTATCATATAGATGTCTATATAATGCTGTATAGTCTTTTACTTGAGAATCTGCTAACAACTGACGAATTGAAGTAAACAATTGTTTTTTATCCGGCTTTGAGGCTAACAATTCAATAACCTTATCCATATAATTGGATGCAATTAAAGATTGCTTGTCTACTTTCAATTCGCCATTAACTACTTGACGCTGGCAGGAGTTAAGTATCCTACGGATATCAGGATACCCCGCATTAATAATGGAAACCAGGTCTTCTGGTTTAAACGTAACTGCTTCAGCTTGAAGAATTTCATTGATGCGGATTGCGACATCTTTCTTTGACGGTGGGGTGATACCAAATACCTGACAACGTGACTGAATTGGATCGATTACTTTTTCAACATAGTTACATGTTAAAATGAATCGAGTCGTTTTCGAAAACGTTTCCATCAAATTTCGAAGAGCTGCTTGCGCATTCGGGGTCAAGTAGTCGGCCTCGTCAAGGATTACCAATTTCCATTGACGAAAGCCTATTGTGCTAGCAAAGTTTTTAATCTTTTCTCTAACAGTATCTACATTGTTTTCATCTGATGCATTAATATACATCAAATCACAATCTATATTTTTAGCAATTAATTTTGCAAGAGTAGTTTTACCCGTTCCTGCAGTTCCATAAAGGAGCAAATGCGGCACATCACCACTTTCAAGATATATCCTTACCTTTTCTACAATCGCTTGATTACCTACATAACCGTCTAACTGCTCTGGTCTATATTTTTCTACCCAAAGGGTATGTTCCGAATTTCCAAACATTATGATATTGTTAATTTAACTAAGAAATAAGTTGATGAATAATCAGCATTTGAGAAAGTTACTCTTGCTAATCCTTTAGATGACACTTCTAATAACCCAGTTGCGTCAGCATTTGCGTTTAAGATTTCTTTAAACAATTTTGCTGAAAAACAAACAGTGTCCATTGAAGCAGCCTCTACAGTGTCTGTCGAGAATACAATTCTATTTGTATTTACACTTGAGTGATTGATAATAATTTTAGTTTCTTCACCATTAGACTCTACACCAAAATTATCTGATTCTGGTAAGGCATTCGCTGCCTTTTTAAAGTTATTCGCGAAGTCTTTATTCAACTCAATCTTTACATCAAAGTCAGGCAATGACTTTAAATTAGGCACTTGTCTGATAACTGATAAGTCAGCTAACATATAAGTTACATTTGTGCTAGAATCTTTAAAATTCATTGAGTAAATCTTTTTGTCTACTTCCCCAAAGGTAATATCCATTTTCTCATCTACTGCACTCAACATTTTTACTAATTGAGAAGTGGCATAAACACCTAAGTCAGCATCAGAAGCTTCAAAGTTATTTAAAACTACCTCGCCAATTACATTTTGGTCAGCACTAATAAAGTTAGTACTTAATTTTTTGTCTTTCACGACTAATTTGGCACTATCTGTATTACCTGCCAAGAAGTAACGGTTAATAAAACCTATAAACTTACTTTTTTCCATTTTATTTTTTATTTAACTTAATATATGAATTCCTTTTGAATTTCCGATTAATATTCTTGACTATGTTGAGCTTGTTTATTCTCCTCTGGAATTGGCACTAATGCACATTCCGTTGTCATAATCATAGATGCTACAGATGCAGCATTTTGCAAAGCAACTCTAGTTACTTTAGTTGGGTCAATAATACCAGCAGCTACCATATCTACATACTCTCCTGTCTTTGCATTATACCCAAACTCATGAGCAGACTGCATAACTTCTTTAACTACTACTGAATCTTCTACTCCTGCATTAATACAAATTTGTCTTAAAGGAGACTCAATAGCTTTTCTAATAATTTGAATACCTACAGTCTCATCTTCATTATCTCCTTTCAAAGACTCTAAAGATTTAATAGTATTTAGTAAGGCTACTCCTCCACCTGGGACAATACCTTCTTCAATTGCGGCTCTTGTAGCATGTAAAGCATCATCAACTCTGTCTTTCTTCTCTTTCATTTCAACTTCAGAAGCTGCTCCTATATAAAGAATTGCAACTCCGCCTGTCAATTTTGCTAAACGATCTTGATACTTTTCTTTCTCAAAGTCTGATTTAGATTGATCAATTTGCCCTTTGATTTTTGTAACACGCTCCACAATAGCTTCTTTCTCCCCTGCACCATCTACAATTGTACAATAATCTTTACCTACAATTACCTTTGCAGCTTGACCTAAATGATCCAATTCAGCATCTTCTAATTTGTAACCACCTTCTTCAAATAAAGCAGTACCTCCTGTTAAAATAGCTATGTCTTCTAACATATCTTTTCTTCTGTCTCCGAATGCAGGCGCTTTCACAGCACATACTTTTAAACCAGCTCTTACTCTATTAACTACTAAAGTAGCTAGCGCTTCTTGATCTACATCCTCTGCAATAATTAATACAGGTCGACCTGATCCTACTGCTTTCTCTAAAATAGGAAGTAACTCAGCCATTAAACTAATCTTTTTATCATAGATTAAGATTAACGGATTTTCCAATTCACATTCCATTTTATCTGTGTTAGTAACAAAATAAGCTGATAGATAACCTCTGTCAAATTGTAAACCTTCAACAGTCTTCAATTCAGTTTCCATACCTTTTGCTTCTTCTACAGTAATTACACCGTCTTTACCAACACGTTTAACTGCTTCTGCAATTAACTCTCCAATAGCTGAATCGTTATTTGCTGAGATAGTAGCTACCTGCACAATTTTAGAATTGTCATCTCCTACACTAATAGAAGATTCTTTTAAAGATTCAATAACAGTATCAACTGCTTTGTCAATTCCTCTTTTCAAATCAACAGGATTCACGCCAGTACCAATAGCTTTTAGACCTGAAGTCATAATTGCTTGAGCTAATACAGTAGCCGTAGTAGTTCCATCACCTGCTAAATCATTAGTTTTAGAAGCAACTTCTTTTACCATTTGGGCACCCATATTCTCTAATGGATCTTGCAACTCAATTTCTTTTGCTACTGATACTCCATCTTTTGTAATTACGGGACTACCAAATTTCTTTCCAATTACTACATTTCTACCTTTCGGACCTAATGTAACTTTAACCGCATTTGCTAATTTATCAACGCCACGCTTTAAACCGTTGCGACTATCTAACTCGAAATAGATTTCCTTTGCCATAATTTATTATTTTGTTTTTAGTAATTTTTGTTCTTTTTTAAGTTTTTTCATATCTACTGAATCAAATGCTGTATAGTCAAAGAATTCAGTTGCAACTTCTTTTGCAATATTCATTACGTTCTCTCCGCCATACTTAACATAAAATTGTCTATATCTTTCATATACTGCAATTGGATCTGGAGAATTAAACATCTCTTCCATAGATCGCAATACTTGAATTAAGTCATTTGGAATAATATCAACCATAGCCTCTAAAGGACAAGTATCAATTAATTTTTCAACATTATCTACAGTATAGATATACATATGCAAATTGTGATATGTAGCTCTAGTTACTGCTTCTGTCGACCAATTTTTAGCAATGTCATAAGTGAAATAAGGTACACCTGGATGATTAACTAAAGAAGGAAGATGTCCGTGATCAGGATACCCCATATTAGAACCATCTTTAGGAAAATACAACATATTAAATACTTGATCTTTCCAATTCGGACTCCATACCATTTGTCCAAAGATTGGATATTGACCTGGAGAAGAAGAATCTGTTGAGATAGTAATTCTATTATCAGTATACTGATTCATTAACTTTTGTAAATAAGCTAATACGAAAAAGTCTGATACTTTTGAAATTCCTAATAAGTGAATCCAAGTATTATTTTCTTTCAAAAACTCTTTCTCTTTAATCATTAAAGATAAAATATACATGAAGTCTACTAATCTTCTAGAAGATCCAATACACCAACCTCCAAACTCTAATCCTTTAACTGTATTATACCAATGTCTAAATTCTTGCGGATTTGAACCTTGTACTACATTTAAGAAATTAGTTTTACCAGATTGTTTCTTTTCAAAGTATTTGAAGTTATCTAAACTCATATCTAAACACTCTTGGAATCTTCCTTCATAAGTAACGCGAGGCGGGATATCAATATTACATGCGATATCTGAATTAGCTTCTAGCCATTCAAATATTTGATCACGCAATGCCATGTCCCATTTTAAGGCTCCTGTTGCAATTTGGAATCCACCGGAGTCACCAAATACCAAAGTATCTTGTAAGCCCCACTTTTGTCGGATATCTTCTTTTTTGTATAAGTGACCTGCTGTCATAAGAAAATACTTATAACGCCACTCTTCAGGCACTCTATCATCCCAAAATCTATATGGAACGCCTGGAGCTACCTCTGCGTCTTTAGTCAAAGGCGATGCATAAGCTCCACTCGATAGAGACGGGAAATAAACTAACTTTTTTTCTTTCATAAACTAAATATATAATTTTCAATTGGAATTACCAAATATTTGCTCAATTATTTTTTCTGAGTCGTAATGATTTTCAAATAAATGTTCTAACTGGTTATTAATTAATGGTACATACATTGTATAATTGTCTGTCAAATCTTTAATCTTTGCTGTTAAATCAGGCGCGTATTTACTATAATTAAAAATTGATTCTGTCCATTCCGGCGGATATCTAAACTCCATTGGCACAAAATCTCTTAATCCTTCTAAATCTGGAACTAATGGAATGGTGCCTAACAATAAACATTCATAAATTTCAGTTCCTATATTAGGATAATCGTATGGTAAAAATGCAACCTTTGCTTTTTGAATTTGAGTCAAAAGCTGATGTCTTTCCAAAGGACTCTTTTCTTGAGCAAATATAATTTGCATATTCTTAAACACTCTTACAAAGTCGTACATAATTTGTTCTTGGAGTGCATTATAAGAGTTCCATGGAAATATAACCATATCCTGTTTGTAATGCTTATTCTTATACAAAGCCATTTCCAATTCTAAATAATCTAATGGAAATGGAATTACTCCTAACCTATCTGGAAATACAAATTTAGATACATAAATTCTAAACTGCTCTTTGAAATACTCTGATATAAAAAATGATTTATCCAAACATC